ACCGCGCACGGAAAACTGGTCGCGTCAACGACGCCGCGGCCGCAATCAAAGCCTTGCTATAGGAGCATAAACTATGACTATCATTGCAAACACCTTTACGTCTTTTGACGCCAAGGGTATCCGCGAAGAGCTGGCAAATGTCATCTCGAACATCGCGCCAGAAGAAACACCCTTCACATCCAACGTCGGTTCCGAAAATGTGTCCAACACATTTTTTGAGTGGCAGGTCGATGATTTGGCTGCTGTTGACGTCACGCCAGTAATAGACGGCGACGATGTCGCATCATTTGACGCGACCACAGCCACAGTCCGCGTGGGTAACTACACGCAGATCCGTCGTCGCACTATGATTATCGCTGATAACCTCGGCTTCCAAGATCTTGCCGGCCGCAACGACGAAGTCGCATTCAACCTTGCCAAACGCGGCAAAGAAATCAAGCGCGACTTGGAAACAATCTACACAGGCAACACAGCCCGTTCCGCCGGTTCAGCTTCTGCTGGCCGCGTAACTGCTGGCCTGGGTGCGTGGATTGCGACCAACGTCAACAAAGCTGGCGACGGCACCAACCCAACTGCGGTTGACGGTTCCGACGCCCGTAACGACGGCACGCAGCGTGACTTCACAGAAGCCATGTTGAAAGACGTGATGCAGAAGGCATACACCGAAGGCGGAAACCCATCCGTTCTGATGGTTGGCCCATACAACAAAACCGTTGTGTCTGGCTTCGCAGGCATCGCGGCTCAGCGCTACCAAGCGCCAACTGATGGCCCAACAACCATCATCGGTGCAGCTGACGTGTATCTGAGCGACTTTGGCGCCCTGACTGTGGTTCCTAACCGCTTCAGCCGTGAGCGTGACGCTTGGTGCCTCGACACAGAGTACGCGTCAATCGCAACTCTGCGTCCGATCCAAGCTGTGGATCTCGCTAAAACAGGCGACGCAGAGAAGAAAATGCTCATCTGCGAAACTGGCCTCAAGGTATCCAACGAAAAGGCCCACGGCCTGATCGCTGACTTGAACGTATCGTAAGTATGGTGGGGCGGCTTCGGTCGCCCCATTCACTCTGGAGGTAAAGATGAAAAGACTTTTTAGCCGAGACGAAGCCGCCGGGATTACGCGGTACTGGCACGTCAAGCAAAACGGCGAATACGTTATTGAGACCGTGCAGGACAGCACAAAAATCATCGAAGCAAACAAGCGCTCGTATAACGACGTGTCTGGAAAATTTGGAGAAAACGCAAAGGTGGCCTCCATCCCGCTTTCCGTGTATTATGAGCTGAAGAAGCAAGGCATCGCTGACGATCCGAAGGCACTACGCAAGTGGCTGAACCAGTCGGAAAACAGGGCCTTTAGAACGCGAGAAGGTGTATTGTAATGGCTATCACAACGTATAGCGAGCTGAAGTCATCGCTTGCCAATTGGCTTGACAGGGATGATTTGGCAGCCGTTATACCCGACTTCATTACTCTTGCAGAGCGCAACATGGAGCGATCCTTGCGTCACTACAAGATGGTTGAGCGCTCTTCCGGGCAGCTGGATACTCAGTATAGCGCCGTCCCGGCTGACTGGCTTGAGACCATTCGCTTCGGGATTAGCCCAGGCACTATTTACCGTCTGGAGATGACGACTTTGGATGACCTTTTGTCTCGTCGAGAAAAAAGTTCAGATGTTGCCGGCCGTCCCAAATACTTTGCGCATGTGGGTGAGAGCTTAGAGTTATTCCCCACCCCCGACACTACCTACACGACTGAGTTGGTGTACTATCAGAAGATACCGCCGCTGTCTGAAAGCAACTCAACAAACTGGCTTCTGGGAGATGCGCCAGACGCTTATCTGTATGGTTCGCTGGTGCAGGCCGCCCCCTATCTTGGGGAGGATGAACGTGTTACAGTGTGGGGAACTTTGTACAGTGCAGCGGTGACGAGTTTAAATGCGGCGAGTGACAAGGCCAAAAACTCTGCGTCGACGCTGCGAATGAGGACAATGTCTTATTGATTAGGAGACCAACATGAGCTTTTCAGACTATTTAGAAACAAAGGTGCTGGACCATGTGTTTGCTGGCGTTGCATACACTGCCCCAGGCACACACTACGTTGCGCTGTTTACGGCTGCACCGTCTGACAGTGGCGGCGGTACAGAGGTATCGGGCGGCGCTTATGCGCGTCAAACAATTGCCTTCACAACGTCTGGCGACACAACGTCAAACAATGCGGCGGTAGAGTTTCCGACAGCCACGGCCAACTACGGCACGGTTACGCATGTAGGCATCTTTGATGCTTCCTCTGCTGGCAACTTGATGGCATGGGCTGCACTGACATCATCTAAAACTATTGAAACGGGTGACGTGTTCCGCATTCCAAGCGGCGACCTAGACATCACGCTTAACTAGGGGCTGAATAATGGCCTACGGTCAGGGTAATTACAGTACATGGTTTTACGGGGTTGACGGCTCATACATTGATGCGTCCGCCTCTATTTCTGCGTCTGCAACTTCCACGGCTGAGGGTCAGGTTACAGTTAAAGGCGCAGCGGCACTAACGGCTGCAAGCGTAACGGCTGTTAGTTACCTGCGCGTTGTAGAGCGAAGCGTACCGATTAACGTACTAGCGGAGATGGTGCCGATTGGATCGGTTAATGCGGCTGGCTCTGCGACCGTCACCCCATCGCTTACAGTTACAGGTGGCGCAATTCGCGTTGCACAGTCTAGCGTACAGGTAAGCCCAGCAGTTACGATTGCAGACATTACGGAGCGTGTGCGCGAGGCTGCATCAAATGTGGCGGCGGCTGTAACTTTCAGCGCATCTGCAAACTTTACTGCGGCGGGTGCAAGTGATGTTGACGTAGCGGCAACTGTCACAGCGACAGGCGGTAGGGTGCAAAATTCTGGCTCTAGCGTATCGGCAACGGCATTGTTCGCTGCAACCGCTCGTGAGAAGTGGGAGCTGATTGCAGACCCAACTGACACTTGGACACCTCTGGCGGATGATAGCGTTAATTGGACAGAACTGCCAATGAGAGCGGCATAAGGATTTAGACATGGTTGCCTACACAACAACATATAACCTAAAAAAACCTACGGTCGCGGATGACGAGGACGTTTGGGGTGGCTATTTAAACGATAGCATGGATTTAATTGACGATGTGCTTAACGGCACCACGCCCGTCACTGGCATTGATATTAACTCCGGCACTATTGATAATGTTGTTGTCGGCGGCACTACGGCTGTCGCTGGTACGTTTACTGTTCTGACAGCAAATACATCTTTGGGCGTAACCGGCAACATCACTGTGTCTGGCACTGTGGATGGGCGTGACGTTGCTGCGGATGGCACAAAACTAGATGGCATTGAGGCTGGTGCAACTGCGGATCAGACAAATGCTGAGATACGCGCAGCAGTTGAAGCGGCTACAGATAGCAACGTATTTACAGATGCTGACCACACAAAGTTAAACGGTATTGCCGCTGGTGCAACAAACGTCACAAACAACAACCAGCTAACAAACGGCGCTGGATATACTACCAATGTGGGTGACATTACAGGTGTTACGGCTGGTTCGGGCATTAGTGGCGGTGGGACTTCTGGCACAGTTACAGTGAGCCACGCTGATACGTCTAGCCAAGGCAGCGCAAACAATAGCGGTGCTACGGTTATCCAAGATGTGACGCTTGACACATATGGACACGTTACAGGCCTTGGTTCACATACCCTTACCCTAGCAAACTTGGGCTACACAGGCGCTACCAACGCTAACTACATTACAAATAACAACCAGCTTACCAACGGTGCTGGCTATACCACTTACACGGCAAACCAGAGTTTAAATACGAGTAACAGCCCATCGTTTGGTGGGCTACACATCGGTGGCATAATAGAAGGCCAAGGTGACGTAGCTATCGGTGGTGGCAGTGGGTACGGCTACTTAAAAGGTTACACTTTGAACTGGAACCACTTTGTCGGTAGTCGTATGCGAGTTACGGGTTCTACAGCATCGCCTAGTATTACTGGCGCTCACGACATGACCTTTGTGGAGTATTTATCCGCCGATGCTGATGGTTTTTGGTTTAAAAATAGCTCTAGTGGATCTTATGTTGACGTTGCTGCTATTACCAGAAACGGCATGTTTCTGTATGATGGTTCATTGCGTGAGGACTATGACGCACTATCAGGCACATCACCAACCTGTAATGTAAATAATGGTGGTGCGTTTAGCCTATCAATGTCAGGCAACACTACGTTTACGTTCAGCGGTGCTACAAGCGGTATGTCTAGCGGCTTCGTCTTGCAACTTACAGGCAACGGCTCAACAGTCACATGGCCTAGCTCAGTAGACTGGGCTGGCGGTACAGCACCTGACGCACCAGCTTCTGGTGAGACTGACATTTACGTTTTCTGGACAAGAGACGGTGGTACAACATGGTATGGCGTCCAATCCATAGACGCGGCGGCATAAAATGAGTAATATGCTCGCAACCAGAGGAATTTGATATGGCAAGCACTTGGACACTAAACAACGCGGTTGAAAAGATCGCTGACGGCGAAAAGACTGATACATGGGGGCAAATTACAAACCGTAACTTTGACATCCTAGACCGCGCGGCGTCTGGCGTTGGCACGATTGACCTCTCTGGATCGGGTGCGGCGCATTCTCTAAGCACGGCGGATGGCACAACTGGTGATGCTCTCAGCGATGGGATGTATAAAGTTCTGGTGCTATCTGGCGCGACAGAGGCTTGCACAGTCACCGTAACGCCAAACGATGCGTCCAAGTTCTACCTTGTAGACAATAACAGCGGATACGACTGCACGTTTACTCAAGGCACAGGCGCTAATGTCACGGTGGTAAATGGTTCAACAGGCGTAATATACTGCGATGGCACTGGCGCAGCGGCAAACGTCAGGTCAATAATCGACGCGACAACCCTGACAACGCTTGGGATCACCGCCACAGCCGCCGAGTTGAACATCCTAGACGGCGTGACTTCGACCACTGCCGAGTTGAACTACAACGACATCACCACGCTTGGTACGTCTGAGGCCAGTAAGGTTGTCACGGCGGATGCAAATGGTGATGTTAAGTTTGCCAATGCTATCGTGGAAACGGTTTACAGCCTTACGGGGACGGCCCTTGACCCTAATAACGGGACGGTGCAAACCAAAACAATCGGTGCCAACACAACATTCACTGACAGCTTGTCACCGGGGGAAAGTATGTCGCTGCACCTAACAAGTGCTTCATCTTACACGATTACTTGGCCTACGATCACTTGGATTACGGCAACGGGAAACAACGCACCCACCCTGACAGCGGCAGATACAGTCGTTTTGTTCAAGATTAGCACAACGCTTTACGGCGTTTGGATCGGGAGTTCTGCATAATGTCTGGATGGAAAAAAATAGCTGCGGCAAGTGCCGCTGGTGGCGGTGGCTTAAACATTGAAGATATATTTAGCGTTTGGTCTTATAAGGGAAATGACGGCACCAATGTTGTTCCTAACGGAATTGATCTTGCGGGTGAAGGTGGTGCTGTTTGGGGTAGAGGTCGGTCTAACGCTGGAGACCCTTGGTTTTACGACACAGAGCGTGGTGCGACTAAATACATTTATACAAACAGAACTGATACAGAAGTTACAAACACAAGTTTTGGGTTAAACTCGTTTAATAGTAACGGCTTCACAATGAATGGCAACCATGTTTATTGGAATAGGTCACCTAGATCATACCTTACTACTACATTTAGGAAGGCTCCTAAGTTCTTTGATGTGGTGACGTATACTGGGAATGGTACTCAAGGACGAACAGTAAGTCACAACCTTGGAAGCGCACCGGGGTTTATAGTAGTTAAAAAGACTAGCTCCACAGGTAATTGGCCTGTCTATCATAGAGGTATGACTTCTGCTTTGTATGGGATGCAGCTTAACTCAAGCAATGATCAGTTTGATGCAGACTCTTATTGGGATAGCACAGACCCCACTGGCTCAGTGTTTACTTTAGGAAACAATGCGGACGTTAATCAGTCTGGTGCAACCTACGTAGCCTACCTTTTCGCCCACAACGATGGTGACGGTGAGTTTGGCCCTACAGGTGATCAGGACGTAATCAAGTGTGGCTCGTACACGGGTACGGGTGCAGAACAAAGTATTTCTTTGGGGTTTGAACCCGACTATATTCTTATCAAAAGAGCAAGTAATGGTACTGCAAACTGGTATGTTTTTAATAGTTACTCCCTTTTATATAAAGACGAAAGCAATGCTAGGTTTAACTTCGTAGATAGAGATGATCCAGAAGCCTCCTCTGGAGTTGTCCAATGTTACCTAACCCGTGACGGGGACGGGTTTAAAGTTGCCTATACTGATAATTCAGTAAATGCGAGTGGCTCAAAGTATGTATATATGGCTATTAGAAGAGGCCCAATGGGTGAACCGCCTTCCGTAGACCGAGTATACAACACAGTTTTTGGTAGTGATACTACCAATCAGACTACAGGAGTATATGCTCACGATTTAACAATGATTAGTCGTGCTGCTGGAAATACTAATGAAACCCTTATGCCTCCTAGAACTAGCTACAGAGCGCCAGTTTCAGCCTTGACTGGCGCAGCTTCGGCTCTTTTTGATGGTAATAATTTGTTTGGCAACGGACAGATGGGTGATATTAAGACAGGTTCGTATGGCTTTACTGACGTAATACAGCAGGTGTTTAAACGCTGGCCGGGGATCATGGATATTGTCCACTACAAGGGCAATCAAACTCAGAGAACACTGCCCCATGCTCTTGGGGTTGTTCCTGAGATGATGATAATGAAGTGTTTAAGTGCGAATGAAGATTGGGTTGTATATCACAAGGATATTCCTGAGAATAGCGGCAACCCCGGAATAATGAGGCTAAACGCTGATGGCGGCTATTCCAGTTATACTGGTCTAACTTCTACAACTTGGATCAATGACCCAACTGATAGTGTTTACACAGTAGGGACTGATAGTAGAATAAATAAAATGAACCAAGAGTTTTTTGGGGTTTTATGGGCAACCTTACCGGGATTTAGTAAAATAGGTTCATACACAGGTGATGGAACTAATGGTAAAGTTATTGACATGGGTTTTACCTCTGGTGCGAGGTTCTTTGTGGTTAAAAGAATTGATAGTAGCATGAACTGGTTTTCCTTCAATTCAAATCGGAGCATAGTGGCAGGGACTGATCGGGTTAAATACCTTAACTTGAATAGCTTTGCTGAAGGCACTGGCGTAGACTGGGTTGACCCACACAACAGTGGCATTATCGTTAACCACGAAAGCGGTTCTACTGAAATCAACGTCAGTGGCGCAACTTATATCTATTGGGCTTTAGCCTAAATCAAGGCCAAAAAGGAGTATCAACTGATGGCTGAATATCGTGATCGCACAACTGGTGAGCTTAAATCTCAAGGTCAGTTACGCAAAGAAAACCCTAATATGTCCATGCCTAAAGTGTGGACTAGCAATGTGTTTGACGCACTGAATGTAGACCCTGTGCTTCGTGCGCCTCAACCTACGGATGGCATTGGTGCATATCAATCAGTGCGCCGCAATGGTGTCGTGCAGGATGCTCTTAACAACTGGGTTGAGGCATGGGAAGTTACTGACATGTTCGGTGACACTACAGATGAAGATGGTGTAACAACCACCAAGGCTCAACATGAGGCAGCATATCAAGCACAGTTAGACAGTAGTGCAGCAGAGAGCAATCGCTCACAGCGTGATAAACTTATCGCTGAAACTGACTGGTGGGCATCTTCTGACTTGACTATGACTGCTGAACAAACAGCTTATCGTCAAGCACTGCGTGACATCACAAGCCACGCTAACTGGCCTCACTTGGATGAGGCTGACTGGCCTACTAAACCGTAAGGATGCTCAATGCCTCTAGTACCGCTAAACATTCCCAAGGGCCAGTACGCAAACGGAACTGAGTATCAGTCTCTAGGCCGCTGGCGCGATGTCAACCTAGTGCGCTGGCATGAAGACAGCTTGCGTCCTGTGGGCGGATGGCGCCCCCGTGCGCAGTCTGACAACTCTGCCGTAGACGCTGGCGGAATTGTGCGAGGGGCTCACACTTGGGTTGACAACGATGGTGAGCGGTATGCTGCTTTTGGATCGCATGACACTTTAACAGTAATGTTGGAAAGCTCTGTTACGTCAGACATTACACCGGGTGCGTTAACTGATGGTCGGATTAGCGCAACAGTCAATACTGGTTTTGGTTCCGGTGGCTGGGGCTTGTTTGGCTGGGGTGTTGAGCGCCCAGACTTGGGCACTATACTCAGAGCCACCACTTGGTCTTTAGATAACTTTGGTGAGTTCCTCATTGCCTGTTCATCGGATGACGGCGTGATTTACGAGTGGGATTTGGTAACCGCCACGGCGACTGTGGTTGCTAACGCGCCAGTGGACTGCTCTGCAACTTTCGTAACTGAGGAGAGGTTTCTTGTCTGTCTCGGCGCGTCTGCCAATGCGAGGTTGGTAAAGTGGTCAGATCAAGAGGACAACACAACCTGGACTGCGGCGGCTACTAACCAAGCTGGCGACTTAGAGTTGCAAACTAACGGAAAAATCCTTGCCGGAGTGCGGACGCGCGGCCAGTCTTTAATCCTAACAGATCAAGACGCTCATACGATGACATACCAAGGGCCGCCATTTGTTTATGGCTTCCAGAGGGTTGGCACGGCTTGCGGCATGATCTCGGCTGGCGCATATGCCTCTGTAGATACCGGTGTCATCTGGATGGGTCGCCGTAACTTCTTCCTGTATTCTGGCGGTCAGGTTCAAGAAATACCCTGCGAAGTCGCCGATCATGTATTCAGCAACTTGAATTACGATCAGGCGTCTAAGGTTCAAGCGGTGGTCAACAGCCAGTGGAATGAGGTCTGGTGGCTCTATCAGTCGCAAGATGCGTCAGAATGCGACAAATACGTTGCCTATGACTATGTGGAAAACATCTGGACGACAGGCGAGATTGACCGCACTGCGGGTGTGGATCGCGGAGTATTCCGCCGTCCGTTTATGGTCAAGTCCGACGGCGTTGTTTACGAGCATGAGGTTGGCTTTGACTACGATGGTGCAACGCCATTTGCAGAGACAGGTCCAATAGCAATCGGCACTGGTGATCGCCTGATGAAGGTCACAAGCGTCATCCCAGACGAAAAAACACAGGGCGATGTGGATTTAAAATTTAAGGTTCGCAATTATCCCAACGACACTGAAACGGAAAAGGGGCCGTTCAACACATCAAACCCAACATCTTGTCGCTTCCAAGGGCGTCAAATCAGAATGCGCGTGGAAGGCGTGGAGGCTGCTGACTGGCGCGTGGGCATTATGCGCCTTGACGCAAGGCCGGGTGCCAAGAGATGAGCTTTTATGGCGCACCTCCCATAGGCCCTGATTTTAAAGTATGGGCGGAAAAGTTTAGTGCGTGGCTGCAAAGCACACGTTCTTTTCTTACGCATCGGCGTGATTACGATAGTGCGGCGGCAGATGGCGTCTTGATGTGGGATCGTGAATATGGCTATCCGGTGGTTTCCAAAAATGGTGAGTGGCATCAGATCGTGTTGGAGGATGGCCAGTATGCTGGCGGCATCACAGCGGATCAGACTGCGGCATCTATAAACACCGCCTACGCTTTGACGTACACATCAAGCGCTGCCGAAGGTATTACAAACGGCACACCAGCATCTCGCATAGTCTTCGAAGAGGCTGGCGAGTATATGATTAGCTTTTCGGCGCAAATTTCATCTACGTCCAGCTCAACTGTAAACTTTTGGTTCTGGCCGCGCGTCAACGGCGTTGACGTTGCTGGGTCAACGATGAAGAACGCACTGCATCAAAACGGGGCAACGCTTGTCGTGTCTCGGTCTGTTATCTTTAACTTTGCCGCCGGAGATTACTTGGAAGCGATGTGGGCTGTTGATAGCACCAGCGGATTTCTCGATGCAACTGCGGCAACGGCGTTTGCACCCGCAGCACCAGCTTCAACCATTGCGATAACGAGGCTGCACGGATGACCAGTGAAAACGTCATAAAGGTCAGCTTCGAACCGCAGCAAGATCCCAAGGTGGAAATGTTTGCCGTGCTGCCAGAAAACCTGCCGGCGGTGATCGAAGACGCGCGACGCTTCATAGCGATGTCCACTGCGCGCCAGGACAATGTAAACGCCGACCACATCATCCAAGACCTATACGATGGCATGTCCCTGCTGTGGATGGTTTACGTTGACGGGGTGCCAATGGCGTCCGTCGTGACCTGCATTTTGCACCACCCGCTGCGCCGCAATATGAAGATTGAGTGGATGGGCGGAGAGGACATGCACCTCTGGGCCGGAGAGGCGTTGGCCACTTTGACAAAAATAGCGAAAGACGCTAAAATGGACGCGATTGAGACTGACGGTCGCAAGGGGTTCGCAAAATACGCAGAGGCGGCTTCATTCCGAGAAACGCGTAGGCATTATGAGATGGAGCTGAGCTGATGGGTTCGACCACGACAAAAGAAACCAAGCTGCCGCAGTGGCAGGAAGACTTTATCCGCGAGCAGATCCTGCCGCGCGGCATTGAGATCGCCGAAACGGAATACACCCCATACGAAGGCGAGACGATTGCCGGAATGACGCCCACTCAGCAGCAGGCTCTTTCCGGCTTTGGCGGCCTGGACATGGGCGGCCAGACATACGACCAGGCGATAGGCGCGCAGCAAGGTCTGGCCAACTTCACACCTACCGACATGCAAGCGACTCAGCTCGGTCAGGCGGAGAGAATGCAGGGCGTCGGGGCAGTAGAGGCCGCACGGGCGCCGGGGCAAATTGGCGTCGACACGCTGGCGAGGACAAACTTCGACGCGTATATGTCGCCTTACACTCAAAACGTAATCAACCGCAGCCTGGAGACTTTAGGCGGCGCCCAGGAGCAGGCGCTAAACAAGCTGAGCGCTCAAGCGACTGCGGCCCGCGCCTTTGGCGGATCTCGCCAAGGTGTCGCCGAAGCCGGCACGCGCGAGGCTTACGGCAAGCAGGCGGCAGACCTTGTCGCCGGATTGCAGGAGAAGGCGTTTACGCAGGCGCTTGGCTCCGGCCAGTTCGACATCGGCAACGTGCAGCAGGCTCGCGCATTGCAGTCAGGCCAGCAGATGACAGCCGAGACACTTGGCCAACAGGCTCGCGAAGCCGCAGCGGCCCGAGATCAGGCGGCCCGCGCTGGCAACATGGCGGCGGCGAACCAGTTTGCACAGCAGCAGGCGCAATTCGAACAGGCAGCTAACGCGGCCAACTATCAGGGTCAGTTCCAAGCTGCCGGCATCCGGTCTGCGGCCGCTAACGCAATGGGTGGTCTGGCGGGGCAGCGCTTGCAGTCAGAGTTGTCCGGCCTCGGCGCTCAGATGTCTGCGGGCGAGCAGCAGCGCGCCCTTGAGCAGGCTCAGTTGCAGTCGGACTACGCAATGTTCCAAGAGCAGCAAGGGTATCCGCTCACGCAGCTTAACGCGGTCCTGGCGGCGGGTTCCGGTGTTCCGGCGGGCCTCGGCACAACGACGATGCGCGATCCGTTTGGCGGGTTGACGGCGGTTGGCAACTTGCTCGGAGGCTATGGTTCGGCGGCTACAGGTTACACGGCGTACAGAGGAGCATAGACATGGCAAGACTATTCACGCAGGAAGACATCGACCGGATGATAGCCATGAACAAGGACGTGACCGGCGTCAAGGTGGGCACAGTGATGCTGCCTCGTGATCTTGACGACTTGGGGTACGGGTCAGCGGCGGAAGATCCGGCGCCGGAACCTGTTACTACGCCCGTTACTACGCCCGTTACTACGCCTGTCGCTGATACGGCCACTGCGCCTGCCGCTGATACGGCCCCAAGCGGCGCGGCAACACTCCAGCAGCTTCTGGCGCCCCAGACTGCCACTCCGACAGATCCATACGCACTCCTGAGCAAAACGCAGCGCAAGATGTTGGCGTTTTCCGCGCTATCTGACGCAGGCGCGGCTCTGGCGGGTCGGCAGGGCGGAAACTTCAACGCCATGCTCGGCCGCTTCAACGAGCAGGCCGACATGCAGCGCAAGGCGACGGCTGCGGCGCAGCGCACTCAGGTTATGGGCACACTGGGGCTAGGCGGTGCAGGCGCCAGTCGTGAAGCAATACTTTCCGCGGCTGCGCAGGGCTTTATTGACGGGCCGACAGCCAAGCTGATGATCGAGGAGCTGGATCGCCAGAAAACCCAAGGGACGGAAATCTCCGGCAAGGCGGCTCTTATTGCGCGTATCGACGCCCTGATGAACGACCCCAACTTAGAAGACGCTCTGGGCTTCGAGGGCATTGTCCGGGGGTTTGCGTCCACTGTTGGCCTCGATCCCAATGTGGCTCGAGTTAATGAGATGATAAAGCAAATCCGCGGCGACGTGTTCTTGCAGGCGTTTGAAAAGCTAAAAGGCGGCGGCCAGATCACCGAGCTGGAAGGCATCAAGGCTGAGCAAGCTATGGCACGCCTTGGTCAGATGCAAAGCTACGCGGACTACGTCAACTCGCTGAAAGAGCTGCGCTTCTACGTTGATATTTTCTCACGCAGGCTGCAAGGGGAGAGCATTCCCGACGAGATGATCTACACTCCGGGGCAAGGCACGCAAGGCGGCACGCAGCCTCCACTTAGCGACGCAGATCTAGACAACCTTTACCCGCCAACGCCAGTAAATTAGGGGATTAATATGGCCTCCACGGCAGCACAATTACGAGATCAGGCGCGGCAGGCACATGCGGCTGGCGACAGTTCCGCGGCCGCCCGCTTCATGGAGCGCGCGAGAGAGGCAGAAGCCTCGGCCTCCGCTATAAACGTCCCCGAGGGCTCCACGCTGCTGAAGCAGTACCCGGACGGCGGCTACATCACGCAAAACCGCAAGACGCGGCAGATGAATTATGTGAACCCTAACGACGCATATGTGACCGCCGACCAGGGCACAATCACCAGCATCATGCGTGAAGGCGGAGACGCTGCAAAAGTCGTCAAAGGCGAAATGT